AGATAACACAACTAATTATATTAGTCTTAATTTTCCAAACGGTCTTTTATATTGTTGTCTATCAGAAACATATGGCTTTTTAAAAGGCCCAATAGACATGTTGACATTATATGAAAATAAATATAAACAAGAGGTACAGAAGTTTGCTAACGAACAAGTTGGTAGAAGACGAAGAGATGACTATACTGATGGTGCTGTTCGTATACCAGTAAACTCGGCAAACCCGTAGGAGTTAAATTATGGCAATAACATCGGCAATTTGTACAAGTTTTAAACAAGAAATTTTAGTTGGAACACACAACTTTACAGCAACAAGTGGTAACACTTTTAAGATAGCTTTATTTACAAGTGATGCATCTTTAGGTGCAGCTACTACAGCTTATTCAACTTCAAATGAAATTACAAACTCTTCTGGAACTGCATATACTGCAGGAGGAGCTACTTTAACAAGTGTAACTCCAACTACTTCTGGAACAACTGCAATCTGTGACTTTGCAGATGTAAGTTATACTTCAGCATCTTTTACAGCTAATGGTGCTTTAATATATAATGACTCTCAATCTGACAAAGCTGTTGCTGTTATTGCATTTGGTGGTGACAAAACAGTATCTAGTGGAACTTTCACAATTCAATTTCCAACAGCAGACGCAAGTAACGCAATCATTCGTATAGCGTAAGGAGGACCTCCTTATGGCATCAACCTGGGGTAATAACACTTGGGGATCTAATGAGTGGCAAGATGATGTAATAAGTGTATCACTTACTGCACCTGCATCAGCTTCTGCTTTAGGTACACCACAATCATTTAACGTTGAAGGTTGGGGAAGACAAACTTATGGTAATTCAGGTTGGGGTGTAGAGTATTCTGTTGAACCAACTGGAGTTTCTGCAACAACTTCTGTTGGAACATTAACAGCTGCTCAATTTATATTAGCAGATCTAACTGGTGTTGAAGCAACATCTAGTTTGGGTGATTTAGGAATAAGCACTCTTGTAATTCTTTCAGGTCAATCAGCATCTGTTTCTTTAGGTGATTCAGAAGAATTTAATGAAACAGGTTGGGGTAGGTTATCATGGAACCAAGCTGACTGGGGTGAAGGAGCCGATGAATTAATAACTGTAAGTGGTTTAGAAGCAACTGCTTCTCCAGGATCTATAACTATGGGTGTTACATACCTATTAGAAATGATAGGTGCAAATCACTCTATGACTTCTAGTGTTGGAAGTCTAAATGTTTTTGGTGAAATAGTTGTTCCTGTAACTGGTGTAGAAGCAACTTTTGCAACACCAACAGTTTCTAATGTAGGAACTTTAGTTGGTTGGGGAAGAAATACTTGGGGTGCATTAAGTTGGGGTGAGTCTCCAAATCAAGTTATACCTTTAGTAGGTAGAGAAATGACTTCAAGTGTAGGATCTATATCTCCTGCAGATGTAGTAGGTGTATCTGGTCAAGAAGCTACAACAAATGTTGGTAGTGTAAGTTTTGTAATTAGTCCAACAGCTGCTGTAACTGGAATATCATCAACGGCAAGTTTAGGAACTTTAGGATTAGCTTTTGGTGTTAGCACTGAACCAATAACAAGTGTAGCTGGAACATCAGCTGTAGGAACTTTAGGTTTAGAATTTGGTCCAAGTGAAATTACAGGTGTATCTGCAACTACCTCCGTTGGAAGTGTTGTAACAGGCCAAATTGAACTTATAAATGTTACGGGTGTATCTGCATCAACTAGTATAGGATCTATTATACCAGCTATAGTAGTCCCTTTAACAGGAATAGCTGCTACATCAAGTGTAGGTTCTTTAACACCAGCTGATATAATCTTTGGTTTATCGTCAAGTCAAATTACGTCATCCGTAGGATTACTTGGAACACAAGCTTATACGAATATTGACACTGGTTCAAATACATCGTATACAAGTGTTTCAACAGGATCAAATGATACGTATTCTGATGTAGGAACTGGAAGTAATACTTCATATAGTAATGTTTCAACAGGATCAAATGATACGTATTCTGATGTTGCAACTGGATCAAATACAAGTTATAGTGACGTCGCATAGGAGAAAAATTTATGGCATCAACATATACACCTTTAGGAATAGAACTTCAGGCAACTGGTGAAAACGCTGGAACATGGGGAACTAAAACTAATACCAATTTATCATTAGTAGAACAAATTTCTGGTGGTTACATCGCAAAAAGTATTGCAGGTGGAGCACAAACAACTGCTCTATCAGTTAGTGATGGATCTACTGGTGCAGAACTTGCACACAGAATGATTGAGTTTACAGGTACAATTACAGGAAATCAAATTGTAACTATTCCAATTGATGTTCAAACTTTTTATTTTTTAAGAAATTCAACTTCAGGATCATACACTGTACAATTTAAATACGCTTCTGGTTCAGGAGATTCATTTACTTTTACTGCTTCTAATAAAGGAGATCAAATAATTTTTGCAACAGCAAATGACGGAACTAATCCTGATATAGATACATTATCAATTGGAACTGGTATATCTGATGTTGTTGATGATACTTCACCTCAACTAGGTGGTAATTTAGATGTTAATGGAAACGATATAGTTTCAACTTCTAATGCAGATATAGATATTATTCCAAATGGAACTGGAGATGTTGTTCTTGGAGCAGACACAGTAAAAGTTGGAGATAGTGGTGCAGCAGCTGTTTTAACTTCAAATGGTGCTGGAACACTAACTGTAACAACAGGCGGCGCAACAGATTTAATTTTAAACACAAATAGCGGAACAAACTCTGGATCTGTTACTATTACAGATGCCGCTAATGGAGATATAACTGTAGCTCCAAATGGCACTGGTAGAGCAAAAGTAACTAATGCTACATCAAGTTCAACACAAATCGTAACTACTGATGGAAAAGGTATTGTCTTTTCCATGGTTTTCGGGTATTAATCTAGAAGGAGAATAAAAAATGGCAACACCGAATCTCGTAAATATAGCAACAATCACACCCAAAAATGCTATGGGTAGTTTATCTGATACAAACAGAACTACTATGATTGATGTACCTGCAGAAACTGCAGTAAGAATTGATACAATATTATTAGCAAACATTGACGGAACTAATGCTGTTGACGCAACAGTAGAAATTAGTAATGACAATGGTTCAACTTATTATAAAATCGCAAGTACAATTTCTGTACCTGCAGATTCAACATTAGATTTAATTGCAAGACCTATCTATTTAGATGAAACAGATTTAATTGCTGTTACAGCTGGTGCTGCTAACGATTTAGCTTTTCATGTTTCTTACGTAGAGATGGTTGACTAGTAAATTTTAGGAGGAAAGAAAATGCCAAGAATTATAAAATCAGCAAAAGGAAGTTTTACATCTTCTTCTGTAACTATTGATTCATCAGGAAGAGTAATTACAGCTTCATCTGGTTCAGGTGGCGCTGTCATGACACCTAAAGTATTCGCCACTGGTCCTGCTACTGGTACTTACACTAGTAGTGGAAATACAGTTACAATATTTGCTGCTTCAGGTGGAGGCGGTGGTGCGGGAGTTGACACTTCTGGACCAAATAATGTTAATGGTGGAGCAGGTGGATACGGAGTGCAAGGTATTTTTACTGATAGCATTACTCCTCCTTTCTCACAACCTTATGCTGTTGGAGCTCCTGGAGCTAGAGGAAACAGAGCAATTCCTGGTAATTCTGGAAGTGCTGGAGGAGCAACTAATGTCGCTAATCTTATTACTTTAAACGGTGGAAATGGTGGAAATGCAGGTCCTGAACAAGCACCTGGTAATCCTGGAAACCCAGGAACTGCTGCTGAAGGAACATTTTTAACAACCTTTAATGCTAACGCAAGTAACAGTGCTGACGTTTCAGATAGCAATATACCAAACATGACTGGTAGATTTGGTCTTGGAGGTGCTGGTATGCAAAGAACTAATAGAAATGGTAATGCTGGAGGTCAAGGTTTCTTATATATTTTTGATAACGGGTAATCATGGCAAAACATTTTATATTTCAAGATAATGAATTTTATAGATTAGCACCTACTGATGCTAAAAAAGATTTTTGGTTAAGTACTTCTGCAAGTCTTGTATCAAAAGAAGTAAGTGATGCTGATTATTTTAAAGTTGCTGTTCTTAAATCACAAGCTACTTTAAGTGGAGATACAGTTAATTATGCCGATACAACTATTTTTCATAAACAAGAGTATGATGGTGTTAATGCTGATGTAGCTAGAAATATTACAGATGCAAGTGAAGCACAGGCTATGTTAACACAAGTTAGAGATGATTTAATTGCAGATCTTAAACATTATTCAGCTAAATATTATGATAATGACGCTGAAGTAAAAGCTATGGTTGCATTTTTAGAAGCAATTAATATAAGTGCTGTTACTTCTTGGAATAGCACAGATAGTGTAATGGAATATATTTATAACCTTACTGATTGTCCTCAATTATTTCCTTTAGAAATAACTAATAACTAGTTTACTTTTTAAAAATTATATGTATATTAATTTCTATGAATTTAGAAAGCTATATAAGGATATACGATAATGCTTTGCCTGTAGAAAACATATCATCTATAATTAAATATTCATTAAAACAAAAATTTACACCAGCAGGAGTTGGTAAAGATAATATAGTAAATAAAGAAATTCGAAATGTTGAAAGTTTAAGTCTAACCGAATGGGATTGTAATTCAAAAACTAAAATTCATTGGTGTAATTATTTAGGTTATTTTTTTAAAAATAATTTTGAAAAATATTCAAAAGAAGTCTCTCCTGAAATAGGAACATCAATGTCTACCATATCTAGTTTAGAAATATTAAAATATCAAGAAGGTGGTCTTTATCAAACTCATATAGATCATTTTTCAAATAATCCAAGAATCCTCTCTGCTATTTTATTATTAAATAATGATTACAAAGGAGGTGAATTAGAATTTTTTAATCCTACTACAGAAGAGCTTATAGTGAAAGTTGAGGTTAAACCAGGTAGATTAATAATTTGGCCAAGTTGTTTTTTATATCCACATAGAGTTAAACCAATAAAGAAAGGAACAAGGTATTCAATAATATCATGGGCATCATAAGAAAAGATTTTAATTATAAATTAATAAAAAATTTTTTTACAAAAAAAGAAATAGAATTAGGCAGACATTATTTTCATTTACTACATAAAAGAAATGTTAATAATTTTGATGCTCCTTTACAACAAAGTAGTAGCAACAATGGTGATTCTATTTTTTATTATGATGAGTTTTCAGATGCTATTTTAATACAAAAGAAAAAAATAATGGAAAAAGAAACAGGATTATCTTTAATACCAACGTATGCTTTTACAAGATTTTATACCTATAATGCAGAATTAGTAAAACACACAGATAGACCAGCATGTGAAATATCCGTTTCTGCTATGTGGGATAGTGATGGAACTAAATGGCCATTATACGTTGATGGAAACCCTGTTGATATGAAACCTGGTGATGCTGTAATTTATTTAGGATGTGAGTCAAAACATTGGAGAGAAAATTTTGAAGGAGATTTTCATCTACAAACTTTTTTACATTATGTAGATAAAAATGGACCCAACATAAAACATGCTTATGATGGATTTAAAAAACCTTTACGTTTAACTAAAATGTATAGCCCGGAGATATAATGAAAAAAAATAAAGATATTGGTTATGAAGAAAGAGAAAAAAAAGGACTTAAAAGATATGTAAAGATAGTAGATTCTATAGCTATGTTTGATAATTTTATGTCACCAGAATTATGTAAAAAGTTAATAAATATTTTTGAAAAAGAAAAAGATTCAAAAGCTTATGATAGATTTAATTCTGAAAAAGCAGCAAAAGGAAATAAAGATGATTTAGCAATAAGTTTTAGTAAAACAAATAATTGGCCTGGTGAAATAGACGAGGTATGTGGAATATTAAGAGAAGCATTATCAATTTATGATCAAAAAACAGGATATACGGGTTTTTGTGGTATAAGCGATTTACATTTTACAACTATAAAAATTCAAAAAACACTTCCAGGAGGTGGGTATCATGTATGGCACATAGAAAGAGGTCACAAAGAGTTTTCTTGTAAAAGAGCTTTAGTTTGGACTGTGTATTTAAATGATATTAAAGAAGGTGGAGAAACAGAATTTTTATTTCAAAAACAAAGGATTAAAGCAAAAACAGGTCGTGTGTGTATATTCCCTGCAGATTATCCTTACGTGCATAGAGGAAATCCGCCTTTACAAAAGGACAAATATATATTAACTTCTTGGTTTTTATCAACATAATATGCAATTTAAATTTACAGAAAAACATTTAAAATTAAAATTTTCTTGGAAAGAAATACTTTTAATTATTTTAAGAAGAGGCCATTATCCATTAGAAAGAAAATCTTGTTATGAATTTTCAACTGTTTTAATGGGAGTAATAACTAAAGCAACTCAAATGTATGGAGATGGCAAAGAACACGGAGTTATAGAAGATAAAGACGTGCCAGATGACTACGAAAAATAGCAGCTTTTAAACTATTTAAATATGTGATATTACCTATATTATTAGAAAAAAAGGATTCTTATGTTACAGAAAATAGGTTTTCAACCAGGTATTAATAAACAAATTTCCGAAACTACAGCTGAAGGACAGTGGATAGACTGCGATAATGTTAGATTTAGATACGGAACACCTGAAAAAATAGGGGGTTGGAAGCAGTTAGGTACAGATGATTTAACAGGAGCTACTAGAGGTCTTCATCATTACGTTAATAGTTTAGGTAGAAAATATGCTATCATAGGAACTAACAGAATTTTATATGCATTTTCCGGTGGAGTATTTTATGACATACACCCTATTAAATCAACAACCACACTTACAAATTGTTTTAGCACAACTAATGGATCACCTACCGTTACAATAACTTTTTCTGGTGCACATAACATACAAGAAGATGATATTATTCTTTTAGATAATTTTACCACTATAACTGATTCTAATTTTAGTGCGTCTGATTTTGATGATAAAAAATTTATGGTAACGTCAGTGCCATCAACAACAACTTTAACTATTACAATGCCATCAAACGAATCAGGATCTGGTGCAACAACATCAGGTGGTATTAGAGTACAACATTATTATCATGTTGGTCCAGCAGTCCAAGCAAAAGGTTTTGGTTATGGATTAGGATCTTGGGGTGGTGAAGCAGCTGGAGCACTTACAACTACTCTTAATGGTGCAATCAATGATTCTGTTACAACTCTTACATTAGCTGATGCTTCACAGTTTCCAAGCTCTGGAACTAATTTTATTATTATAGGATCAGAAGAAATATCTTACACAGGAATTACTGATAATACACTTACAGGTTTAACAAGAGGAGTTGCTGGAACAACAGCAGCATCTCATAGCGATGGCGCAACAGTTACAAATTCAACTGACTATGTTGCATGGGGTGAAGCAGCATCAGGTGACTTAATTATTGAACCTGGTATGTGGTCTATAGATAATTTTGGTGACAAAGCTATTTGTTTAATTCACAACGGTTCTGTATTTGAATGGGACTCTTCTTTATCAAATGCAACAACTACAAGAGCAACTATTATATCTGGTGCACCAACAGCGTCACGTCATATGTTAGTTTCTACTCCTGATAGACACTTGGTATTTTTTGGAACAGAGACAACAATTGGTGATACATCTACGCAAGACGATATGTTTATAAGATTCTCGGACCAAGAAGATATTAACACTTATACACCTACAGCAACCAATACAGCTGGTACACAAAGACTGGCTGACGGATCACGGATCACAGGAGCTATTAGAGGTAGAGATGCAATTTACGTTTGGACTGACACTGCATTATTCACACAACGTTTTGTTGGTCAACCATTTACTTTTGCCTTTGCACAGGTTGGAACTAACTGTGGACTCGTTGGACAGAATGCATGTGTAGAAGTTGATGGTGCTGCGTATTGGATGTCAGAAAATGGTTTCTTTAGATACGCTGGTAAACTAGAATCATTGCCATGTTTAGTAGAAGATTTTGTTTATGATGATATAAATTTAACTTCTGGTAATCAAATGATATCAGCTGGACTAAATAATTTGTTTGGTGAAGTCATGTGGTTTTATCCGACATCTACATCTTCTGTTGTAAATAGAATGGTTTCATATAATTATTTTGACTCATCACCACAAAGACCAGTTTGGACTAATGGAACATTATCAAGAACAATGTGGAGAGATTCTGCAGTATTTGGTTTACCTCACGCAACAGAATATGATGCAGATACAGATACGTCTTTTGATGTAGTTGGAAATACAGATGGTATAACAACATACTATGAACATGAAACAGGAACTGATCAAAATAAAAATGGAACTATAACTGCAATCACTTCAAATATATCTTCTGGAGATTTTGATATTACACAACAAAGAGCACAAACAGGTCAACAAACTGGTGTTGCAACATTTAGAGGAGATGGTGAATATTTAATGAAGATACGAAGATTTGTGCCTGACTTTATAAGTCAAACAGGATCAACTAGAATTACGTTACAATTAAAAAATTATCCAAATAATTCACAGGCTAGTTCACCTCTTGGACCATTTGATATTACTTCATCTACAACAAAAGTTGATACACGTGCAAGAGGTAGAGCTATTGCATTAAAAGTAGAAAACACAGCATCTAGTCAAAGTTGGAAATTAGGAACTTTTAGATTAGACACACAACCGGACGGAAGAAGATAATGGCAAAAATAGTACAGGTTATAACTAGACCATCAAAAGAATATGATGTACAGACTGCAGAAGCTCAAGTAAGAGACCTTGATGCGATTGTAGAAAAATTAAACTCAACGTTTCAAGAAGAATTAAAAGAGGAGATAGAGGCTAGGAGTCTCTTTTTAGATTAATGGCTAATCAATTTAAATTTGCAGGTATAGATAATAGCACAACAGGAAGTGCACTTACTCCTTTAGGTTCTGGTAATCCTTTAGTTAGTGAGACTTATGTTATTAAATCTATATTAGTGACATCTGCAGGCACACCAACGGTCACAGTTACAAACAACAGTATTACAGCTATAAAATCAGCTGCTTTAACAGCAAACGTTACAAAAGAATTATTAACCCAACCTTTAGTAGTAGAAGGAGGAGATAGTTTTACAGTATTATCAAGCACTACAGATTCATTTGATGTAGCAATTAGCTATTTAAACATTAAGAAAGAGGTAACAACATAATGATTGAGATACAACCAGATAAGATAATAGAAAAGATAACTAATAAAAAAACAGGGGAAATATATAAAAATGATCAAGAATGGAAAGACAAGGGTATATCTCCAGAGGATGTTAGAAGAGATGTAACTGTTCTTATGCCAAGCCTTGATTTATTTCCTAAAACAAAATAGAATAGTAAAATGGCCATTACAAGAACACAAATAGCAAGACAATTATATAGAATAGGTGGAGTCGGAGGACGAGCTGAAGAAGGATCCGTTGAAAGACCAGGCGGAAATGAAGGTGGTAGAAATCCAATGGCACAGTTTCGAAAAATACAACCAGGTATAGATGGCCCAAATACAGAAGGTTTAACTTTTATGGATGAAGCACGTAAAAAAGTTAATCCGTTTGGTATACTAACAGAATTACCAGGAACCGCTGGTTTTTTAGCTAGAGCCCTTACTCCAAATCGTTTTGGTTTTAACTCCCAAAGAATAAATTCTTCTGTAGAAGGAGATGATTCTACAAATTTACCAACATGGGCAAAATTAGGTTTTAATAGTGAAGCAGAATATTTAGCATCATTACAAGAACAAAACAACATGGACCAAGAAACAGAAGTTGCAGAGGAAGATTTTTCATTAAAAAGAAGATTTGCAGCCGATGGTGGACGAATAGGACTTCGATTTGGATCTGAAGGATATCAAGGTGGTGCCACAACTCAAGGTGGTGCTGGTAGAGGAACTGATGTTGGAAGATCTGGAGGTGAAGGTAATAGAGATCGAAGAAGAGTAGAACAATATACAAAACCTCCTACTACTGTTGGTGGAAGTGGTGATCAAAAAACATCTGATACTCCATTAAAGTTTAAAAAAGATATACCAGATAATTTTGCAAAAAAACTTGAGATAAAAGATTTTATAAATCTTGATTTAATTGATGATGAACAAGAAAATATGCAAGTAGCGGATGTATCTGCTAGTGATATTAATCGTTTATTAGGTACAAATCTTTATGGAAAACAAAAATATGCTCCAAATCAAGATGTAGATTTAATTAGAATGTCTGAATCAACTTTAAATCCAACAATAACTGATTCAGAAATTAAAGGTGTTTTGGAAGGCACAATTACTGGACCAACAGGAAAATTCTTAAAAAAAGATGGTGGACGAATAGGTGCCATGGATGGTGGTGTCATGGGTGGTTTAGCTGATGGTAATTTTGATTTTGAAAATGCAAGACAGATGTATGGTCTAGGTAAACTTGTTAAAAAAGTTACAAGATCAGTTAAGAAGATTGCAAAGTCACCAATAGGTAAAGCTGCATTGTTATATGTAGGTGGAGCTGGATTAGGAGCTTTGGGAACAGGAACAGGATTTACAGGATTTAAAGCTGGACTAATGAGTCCAACAACATTGTTTAAGAATTTAAATACTTCATTTTTTGGATTACCTAGTGGTAGAGACATAGTCGCTCCCACAAAAGGTTTTTTTGGTAAAGGTGGTAAGTTTGCACTTGGAGAAGGTAAATTAGGTATAGGATCTTTAATAACAGGAGCATCAACAATAGCAGGTGCACTAACACCAGAACAAGAAGAAGAGGCACAAAATATTGCAGATGAAACAGGAATAGATATAGAAGAGATTAGAGCTAACCCTAACAAATATTTAGCAAGAAGATT